GTTCCATTTATAAACACCATTCCTGATGATGGTAAATTAATACTTTGTGGTAACCAAATCATTTCAGTTTCAGGGTCTTTCCAAGCCAATTGTTTATATAATTCAGGTAAAAGTTCTATTTGTTCATTATAAAAATCTTCGCCTTCTATCATCAATGAATTAGTGAAATAACCCGAAGCTAAACTCATATAGTTATTAATTCCAGGAGCTACTTCAGTTACGTAGCATAATGGTTCTTTAGTCATCGGACATGTAATTAAATTGTCTTTCATTTTATTTTATTTTTGTGGTTCAATTTTATTAAGTTTTGGAAGCTCTATTTTACGAAGTTGAGGTAATTTAAGAGCTACAGCACGTGGAATTTTAGCATCAATTTCATCAAAAATGATCTTCATTTTATCCTTCATAGCATCCCAACTAAAATCCTTTCTATTTTTAAATCCAAGTCTTTTACCCTTTACAGCTGCATCTTTATAGTTTTCAAATACTGTTCTAAATGCATTTCCTACTTCTCCATGGTTTGGAGAAAACCATTGTGATTCAGCTAATATCATGTTAGGTACTACTGATGAAGGATGTACATTTTTTAATTCACCATTAACCAAATAACTAAATTCAGGATCAAGAAAATCAACATGTCCACTCCAATTAGATGCTATAATTGGTTTATTAATCATACTAAATTCAAGTAATGGTCTTCCGAATCCTTCACCTTTAGTAAGTGAAACCATTGCTTTTACTTTTGGGTGGTTATATAATTCGTTCATTTCACCATCTGAGAATTCTCCATGTAATAAATAAACGGGTGGTACTTTATTAGAATTTACAGATTTTCGAAGACTATCTAATTTTTTAAGTATTTCTCTTCTATCCATATAAGATGAGGCACCACCACTTGTTTTTAGGATAAGAGCAGGTTGATTGGTTTTATTTTTGAATGTTTCATAAAATGCTTTGACTAGTAAAGATACATTCTTACGATCTTCACCAAATTCCCCGTTCATATAGTGTCCACAAAATAGAAAAGCAAATTGTTCTTTAACTGAACTTAAGTCTATATTTTTAACATCTCCGGATGGTATTTGTTTATATACTGATAAATCAGCCCCTTCAAATAGTACTTCCATCTTAGTTGATAATTCAACTTTACCTTCTAGTTGTCCAGTTTGTGGGTTTTGTCTATCGAATTTAGTATTTTTAAATACTGTTTTAGCATGTTCAGATGAAACTAACACTAAATCCATTCTATTACAGCCCTCAATCCAAGAACCATCACATATTGTGGTTTCAATCCCAGCAGTAATACCTATATTTACTTTTCCTACTTTTTGGAATTCAGCAGGAATTGTTATCCATACCATTATATCAGGTTGATATTGTAATTGTGGAGTTGTTAGAGAATATTCTTCTAAGAATTTCCATTCAGGATTATCATCTGAAAACCCTTGAGGTGTGTTTCCCCATCTACAAGGAAATATTTTAATATCCCAAGTGTCCTTATAAAGATCAATTAATGCTTTAACAATATCGCGGCTACGACTCCCGTATCCTGAGTATGTTTGTATTGGTGCGTAAATTACACATTTTAATTTGTTCATATAACTTTTATTTCTTATTTAATATACTAATTTGTGTTTGAGAATCCTCGGTTCATAGTCAGTGTCTCTTAACAATTCATATTTTTCTCTAGGTTTCCAGGTACTAAATAACTCATCAATACTTTCAATGACTCTATTACTCATTTTTTCTGCTGTAAATCCTGCTTCATCACTTGTTGCCCATTCCCTTGCTGCATCACTCATTTCTTTTCTTTCATCTTTAGATTTTCTATACAATTCCATAATTGCTTGAGCTGCGTCTTCAGATTGACATTTATCATCAAATATATATGGAGTAGGAACTGAACCTACTAATGAATTATTTGTTGGGAAAACTGGAATTGCCCATTTGCCACATTTTTTAAATGTTCCTTTATGATTAGAAGGTACATCTTCATTTGGAGTAAACCAATTTCCTTCTTTATCTTCAAATCTCATTTGATCTTGCATCCCTCCTGTTACATTCGCTATTATTGGAGTTCCTGCTAACATACTTTCAGTTAATGATAACCCCCAACCTTCATTTGAAGTCAATAAAATAGTACCATCAGACATGTTATACAACCAATTCATCTGATCTATGGATGCTTTGGATTCATCAATAATAATATTATTTTCTTCACTACATAAGTATTCAATTACGGCTGGTAAATCAGTTCCATTCTCATCTATTGCGTTAGTATGAAGAACAAATAAACATTTCTTTTTCTCGGCTTCTGTAAGTTGATCACTGAACATCTTCCATGCTAAGATGGTATCAGGAATACTTTTTCGTCTAATGTTTCTAGAGTTAAAAAACAACATAAAATCGTATTCTTTACCTTTAGTAATATTATTTTTATATTCTATGTATTCTTTAGAATTTAATTCTTCTTCACTTAATGGACGAAAAGATTTATGATTTAAACCATGTGGTATGTATGATATAATTTTATTTTTAGCTTTACTACCTAAAACGTTCTTATTAATAAAAACAGTTTGCTTAGATATACCTAATAAAGCATCACAACTTTCATAAAATTCTTTATTATACATTGGAGCAGGAACACTATCCCATATATTAAGATAAACTATAGGAATTTGTTTTCTAAGCTCATTCTCCATTTGAAATAACCAAACAAAATATCTTGGATCAGTTATAAGCATTATAGCATCAGGTTTATCTAATTTTATAATTGCTCTTAATAATTCAGGATTCCCATAACCATCAGTCGGATACATTATTACACTAGAATCATTGATTCCAGCTAAGTTATTTGTATCTGCAGATAAATCTAACCTTTTACCTTTTTCAGGGTGGGTGATTGCTCCTCCTAATGTTACCCAATCATAGTGATGACATGTATTTACTACTATTTCACGCGCAATGTTAGCCACACCAGAAAATGCGCGAATATCATCGCATATTAGTAATATTTTTTTCCTTTTTTCTTTAGGAATATAACCTACTTTTGTATTCATAAACTTTTATTTTTTTTAATATAAAACTATTTTTTTAAATTTCCAAATTACTATTTGGATATTGTGGTATTATTTATCATCTTTCTGAATTCCTCGTCGTTTACGTATAAATTCATACAAACATCCACTAACTTATTTAGGCTGCTTTTGTATCTTATACTTAAAATTTTAAATTCCTCAAATTGATCAGGATTTACTTTTACACTTGTAAGTTTTTGTTCTGAAGATCTCATATTGTTGTTTATATATACATATATGAGTATTCTAAGAAACTCCTGAAGTGCAAAAATTAGTGTTAAGAAATGAACAAAATCTACACCCCCATTCACTTGGAGTAGGAGTAAATTCTCTTGATTTATAACCACTATTATCAAAGCACCCATTTATAAATAAATCTAATGTACTAACTGCCTTAGTTATCTTCCCTTTACCTGAAGCCGGGATAAACTCTTGTATTCTCTTTTGAGGGAATTCAGATTGTTCAGGCATTTTTCGTTTTAAGATCATAAACTCAACTTCAATTTTATTTATATCAACATTGAATTGACTGGAGAAGAAATGTTTATACAGCAATAACTGATTTATTTTATTTTCATCTTTCTTTTGATAATCACCCCAAGACATTTTTGATGTTTTAAAATCATAAATTTTAAATGTTTCCGTAGGTTCATGATACATTACCAAATCAATAAATCCTTTGAATATAACGTTGTTATACTGTTTATTTGGCGTTGTTAATATGGGTATCTCAACTCCTACTAAATGCCATCCTCGTTTACTAAAGTATGATCCTTTTTTTCGCTTAAGAAAATTTAAAATTTCAATTCCATCATCAAAATATTCCCTCATTTCTTCAGGATTACTAAAATGTGTGTTGTTATTTTTTTCGTAAGTTGTTCTATATTCAGTTCTAAAGTTTTCTGCGAAATCTTCCTCTAAATCTAATTGATCTGCTACTACTGTACTTTGGGTGTACATTATAGTAATGTATTTTTGGATAGTATTGTGCATACTTGTTCCAAATATGGAATTTATACTAGCATCAAATAAATAATTTCCTTCCTTATATTTTAATGCCCATTGTTTTGGGCAGTTAGTAAAGGTAGATAATTGACTATATGAAATAGACTTTTGAAAAGCATAATTTATCTCAGGTAATTTATACTTTTGTATAGACTTAACTATTGATGGGGTTTTTTTACCGGCCATCTTGTATTTCTTTTAATGCTCTTTGCATATATAAAATGTCATCTAATTTTTCTTGGATTGAATGTTCTAGCCAATCTTCTAATGATAAATCTTTTCTATCAAGATTCGTTCCATATTTTTTCTCCCCAAATTTAGCTCGCTCAACAAATCTTTCAATAATTGTTTGAACTATAGAGTCGGGGGTAAAATCGTTATACTTTACTGGCATTCTTCTTTTGTTTTTTAGGTTGAGATTCATTTATCCCCATACTATCTAAAATTTCTTCTACCTCACCTTTAGATAAGAGTTCTAAATATTCAGAAGCCTCTCTATTAGAACATTCATAGTATTTAGATATGTTATCTAGCAACTCAGGATCTTGAGGTTTCTTAGTAGATTTACAATATGGGAAATAATTCTTTTGAGATTTTGGAATTAAGGAACAATATACTATGTATGATTTTTCTTTATCTTGAATATTCAGTTTCTGAACATAATTAACTATATCTAAATAACCTTGATTCATTGAAAGAAATTTATTAATCATGAAAATATTATATGTCTTTTTATCTTCCTCAGAAAAGTCATTCCAATTTTTCTTAAAACTGATTATTTGTTTTATCCAGTCAAATAATGATAATGAACTACTTTGTTGGATCTTCTTTTTCATACAAATCTATAAATTCTTGTTGCAATTCTTTAGGTAATAATTCTATTAATACTTTTCCAGTTTTGATATCATAGAAGCAAGGGATCGGGACAATAGCGTCGTCCGAAGTACCTGCTACGAATTTAGATAATTTTTTTAACACTACTCCTTCTGTAAACACACAATTTCCTTCAGGTGAAAATACAGTTGTTGCTAATTTAATGTCGATTTTTGGTTGGTTTACTTGTGATGGTCCGTTCATTTTATATAATTTGTTTTTGTTTAATTGTTTCTAATATGCGAGATATACATCCTACAATGTTGATTTCTTTATCTAAGACAAATGATGAATGATACATATATTCTTCAATGATTATGGTTATCATACCTTCTCTATTAAGAGCGTATTTTTCAATCTGCTCATATAAAAACCGATAAACGTCTTCATATGAAGATAAATCAGCGTCCGCCAATAATTGTCTAATGTTTGTAAAACTGCTGTATGTGGGTTTTTTTAATTCGTTTAATATACCATTTAAGTAAGCATCATTTGTATTTAATTCTCTTACATTAAGTACGAGCTTTCCATCACTGCTATATTTTTGGAAGGCATTGATGGTTTTTCTGAGGTCGGGATAATACTTTTTAATGATAATAGCTAAATCTTCCTTTTCGTACTGAATATTTTCTTCGGTAAGAATGCTGTCCATAAAAAACGCAATGTCTTTCTTAGATGGAGCTACTAAATCAAATTCAGTACATCTACTTCTTAACGGATCTATTAATCTTTCAGCATAATTACCTGTTAAAATAAATCTAACATTTAAACTATAAGTTTCCATCATATTGAGTAATAATACTTGTGATGCTTGAAGTAAATGAGTAGCTTCATCTAAAATGATTATCTTTAATGGTTTGAATGTTGCCGATGAAGCGAATGAACCTACTTTATCTTTAATATCATCCATGCTTCTATGTTCAGTAGCATTCAAATATATATAATCACAATCAATATTATTTACTAAAATCTTAGCTAATGTGGTTTTTCCAGAACCCGGTTTACCAGCAAAGAGAAGATGGGGAATTTGTTGTGTATCAATATATTCCTTAAATTTTAACTTGTGTTCTTCAGAACATATAAAAGTATCTAAAGTATCAGGACGGAACTTTTCATTCCATATTGTATGGTTTCTTTTCATAACTTTTTATTTTATATAAGATAAGTAGAGGAGTTGGTAAAACCAACCCCTCATATTTATTTTTAATAAAACTGTTGTGGATCAACAGCCGAATTCTTCTCTTCAGGAACATCTATAATAGCTCCTTCAGTTAATAACACAATACCAGCTACTGAAGCTGCATTTTCTAAAGCGCATCTTACTACTTTAGCAGGATCAATAATACCTTTATCCTTCATATTTACATACTTATCACTTTTTAAATCATAACCTCCCCAAACTGACTTATCAGGTAAACTAGTCATAATTTTATAAATGTTTTCGTCACTATATCCTGCGTTTGATAGTATTTTTCTAAATGGTGAAGAACATGCTTCGTATACTATTTGAGATCCTATACTTTTACCAGTAATACTTTTACGTGCCTTAATTAAAGCAATACCTCCTCCTGGAACAATACCTTCATCGATAGCTGCTTTGGTTGCATGTAAGGCATCATCCACTCTATCTTTTTTCTCTTTCATCTCAGTTTCTGTATTGCCACCAACATGAATAATTGCTACTCCACCTGTAAATTTAGCTAAACGTTCTTGTAATTTTTCAGTTTCAAAAGCTGTTGTTGATTTTTCAATTTGGAGTTTTAATTCTTCAATACGTGAAGAAATACTTTCTTCATTACCCTTACCATCAACAATTGTAGTTTGTTCTTTTTTAACAGTAACCATTCTAGCTTCACCAAACCATGCCCAATCAAACTTATCTAATTTCATTCCTTTTTCCTTACTAAACACTTGTCCTCCAGTTAAAACTGCAATGTCTTCTAGAATTAATTTACGTCTATCTCCAAAATCAGGGGCTTTAACAGCACATACTTTAATTGTACCTCTCATTTTATTAACAATAAGAGTAGCTAATGCTTCATTATCAATATCTTCAGCTATAATTAAAAGCGAACGACCAGTATTTGAAACTCCTTCCAAAATTGGTAAAAGTTCTTTTACTGTATTAAATCTACTATCTGCTATTAGGATATATGGATTATCTAATAAACAAGACATAGTATTGTTATCAGTAACAAAATAGTGAGATTTGTATCCTCTATCGAATTGCATCCCTTCTACTGTTTCTAAATATGTTTCTCCGGTTTTGCTTTCTTCAATGTGTACTACTCCTTCAATTCCTACCTTACTCATAGCGGTTGCTATTAATTTTCCAGTTTCAACATCATTATTAGCAGAGATAGTAGCAATTTGCTCAAGTTGATCTTCTGATGAAATTGTGGATTTAATATCCTTATGAATATATTCTACTACTTGTTTAACAGCAATATCAATATCTCTTTTAATTTGGACTGCATTTTCACCATTATTAAGGTGTTTGAAACCATCATTAATCATTTTACTAGCTAATAGGGTAGATGTTGTTGTACCATCACCTGCCGCGTCTGCTGTTTTGATTGATGCTTGTTTAATTAACTGTGCACCTAAATTTTCAATAGGATCTTCTAATTCATTTATTCTTTTAGCTACTGAAACCCCATCTTTTGTACTGTTAACAGAATTTCCATCTGAATAGATAATATTTCTACCATGAGGACCTAATGTGCTTGTAACTACTTCGGCTATTTTATTAACTCCTTGTAATAACTTCTTTCGGGAGTTTGCTCCCAATTCAATTTTTTGTTTTGACATATTTATAACTTTTTAATTAATTTTAGCAAGTATACTGTTTTCGCATCCAATGAAATATTCTTCACCTTCAAATTCTAACTTTGTAAATCCCATAGAAGGTAATACTACTTTATCTCCTACTTTAAGTACGGTGTTAATAAAATGATCTCCAGTGATTGAGAATTTTCCAGGGCCTACGTCTACTACTGTGGCTTGTTTGTTTTTTTCATTCCCCATATCAGGAACTACTATTGAACCAAATTTGGACTCATCTTCCTCAATTGGTTTAACGATAACTGCATCAAATAATGCTTCTAATTTTTTCATAACTGTTTTTTTTGTTTAATTAAATATAATAAAGGTAAATTGAATTACCAAATTTATTTTTGTTTGTTTTATATAAACTTAACTTGTTGATACTTCAGTATTACCATCTTTATCAATATAAACAATAGTCATTGATTTACCCTTATACTTAGGATATCTACCTTCTATACCATTGATTAGTTCAGTTGTATTTGTTCTAATATTAGATGTATAAAATAAGGGTTTTCCTTTTTTAAGACTATTTACATCCGATGTACCATTTGATTTCAATCCACCATCTAACACGTAAATACCTTCTACTCTATCATCAAGATAATCTTTTATTTCGCTTGGGTTACTGCTAGTTGTTATTTCTTCCTTTATTACTTTTCTAACTTCTTCTCTAATTAGTTTTTTAAATTCTGTGATTTTCATTGTTTAGTTGTTTAGTATAGGAGTTGCTTGGAAATGTACATATATTCTTCGTCTCTATTATCTTTCACGGTTACTTCATAATTATCTTCAAGCTCTTTTTTCATTGCTGCTGTTGCAGCTGCTTCAGTCGTGTAAATACTGTGGATCTCACCTGATTCCGGAGTTCCTTGATTTGTATGGTGCAGTACAAATACTGTTTTTCCAGTTACTTCATTTACTACTGCTCTAACCTCTTCTCTGATTAGTTTTCTAAATTCTGTTATTTTCATTGTTTGTTTATGTTTAAGTTTAATTGTCTAATATACATATTATGCTCCTTGTAATCTTACTAAGAAATATTTGGTTTTAATTTCGTTCTTTTCAAACTCCATTACCATTAACCCTTTCTCACTTATATTTATAACCCCACCACCCATATCTTTATTTGCTACTAATATTTCTTTGAATATTTCTGAGTTAAATGGAAGACTAATTCTACCCGAATTCACTTCCCCAGCTATATTATATGTGATTTTATTTGAATGTTCATTATCATCCCCAAATGTAAATTCGATAATTGGTTTTTGATCATCTAAATTAATATCACTTCGTATTGTCATAAAATCTACTCCTGGTAATGCGTTTTTTGCTTTAATTAAAGAATCTATATTTTCAGCATTTAGTGGGATTTTAATTTCATATTCTTGGGGTTCAGTAACTTCACCTACTTTTGGTAATAAAAACTCATCAGCCAAAGCGTATGATAGATTAAAATTAGTATCTGAAATGTATAATTTAGTAAATACTTTTTGTTTCTTTTCAGTAAGAAGTGAAATATCATTACTAGTAACACTTAGTAATTTAAGTAATTGAGTAGTATTAAATACCGGCAATACACAATTAGGGATTGGGAAATTATTGTGTTGTAAACTTCCAATCATATCTTTATTAGGTGATACAAATTTAATTTGTAATTTATCATCCTCAACACTTAGTTTGGCTGCTTCAATTATTCCACCTAAATAATATTTAGAAATAACACTCTGTAAAACGGATTTATGCATCATATTTTTATTTTTAATTAATATACGAACTTTTTTAGAAGGAGAAAAACTTCCCAATGTTTGGATTTAAACTAGGAAAATCCCATTTTAAATCAAGATATAGTTCTTTCAACTTATTCAAAAGCATCGATTCAAATATTTTATCAACGTCAATATATTCTTTAACGAACTTATCAATCTCATCAGGTACCTTTGAATTTGGGAGCCCTATAGTATCTATTTGATATGGATTTTGTTTTAGATTAATGATAAGTATTTTATCCCCTTCTATTATTGTTTCGAATTTTTTATCTAATTTTCTAAATCTAAGTAAGTCTGAGTAACGTACTGCTGCCTTTGTATTGCTTGGGGCTTTAAGTCTAAACCTACTAAATATCTCTCCGGATGTTGGAGGTATTCTATATGAATTTATTTGTTTAACACCAGTTGGTTTACCTAATAATCTCGGGTCTGTTTGTTTTAATGAATTGTAAAAATCTATTATAGAATTGTCTAATTCATGTTTTGGTGTGTTAAATAAAATATTTTTGATAAAATTTTCTCCGAATTTTTTAAAAATTGGATTCATATTAGACTTCATTATCTCCAAACCCTTTAGATCCAATGCATCTTTATGATCGGAAGGAATTGTAACTCCTTCCTTATTAGTAACCCACATCCCATATCTTCTCTTACCTGTAGCTAATATAGTAGAAGCAATTACCTCTTGTTTTAATTGAAAGTATTTATTTTTTGGAATGTTAAATAACTCATTACAAACATCCTCTAAGTTATCGTTTGCTTTAGACTGAATCTTACTAGCTATTTTAAGAACAAATTCATTTTTATTTTCGTCATTAATTTCTATACCCTTAGATTTCATATAATCTAAAACAGGTTTAAGCTCTATGTACAAACTATCTGTGTCACTTAAAAGAATAAAGTTTTTATCCATATAAATTTACTTTTTAGAGTCTAATTCAAAATATTCCATTAATTCATCTTTAGACATTTCCATAACATTACCTAATTCACCATTTACATAATCGATAGAGGATTTAGTTAATCTTTGACCACTGTTTGTAATGGCACAACTACATATCATATGACCATCAGTATATCTCCAAACGTTTTTAGCAAATGTACCGTACATCGCATTTTGGAGAATCTTAAAAGCTAGTTGAAACGTATCATATAATGCAAATTTACCCCAATCTTCTGATTTACCAGCTTGCTTTTTCATTCCCCTATAATGTTCACGTTTCTCAAACCACTTTTCTAAAATGTTAGCTGTAACACTTTGTTTATCAGTTCTAAATAATGCTCCGGATGCTGATATTGTGTATTTATTGTCCTTAATTATTTGTATAAGTTCTCCTAATTTAATCTCCTTTGAATCTAGAGTATAATTAATTTTATTTAAACGTTGTATTATTATTTCTTCATTTGGATCCCTTTGTTCTAACTTTTCTAATGAATAATTTTGTTCGTATGTAGAATTTACTTCAATCCTTCCAACTAATGTTTCGATACCTAAATTAAGGGATTTAATAATACTAGGATATAGTGAGGTATAATCTAAATCTATACAATCATAATATAATCCAGGTACAGGATCTAAAAGATATCCTCCAGCGTATGTTTCTTCTCTATTTTTTCTTGATGGATTATGAGTAGTTGGTTTATTAGGAGAGATAATTTTTGATCCTCGTAAGTATTTTAATATTGCCCCTTCACCTAAGACTGTGTTATAATAGATTTGATCATATGGAGTATTACAAATATGACTTATCATAATAGTTAACTCGATAAATTTAAGTTTTTCTTCTAATTTCTCAACAATCTCAACATCTCGAAGGTTATATTCAATAAATTTTTGTTTATCTGACTTAAATAAAGTATTCAAATTACCTTCATATTCTACTTTCCCTAATTTAACATATTTTTCTCCAATATCACCTAATTTATATGATGGTTCTTCCTTTGTTATATATTTTTTATGCAAAAGCATATAATCTAGATGATTAATACCACCTAATCTAACTGATAAAACATTTGGGTTGTAATCTTGAACCTGAATTTTACGGATTGGGGAAAGTCTAAGTCTATCTTCTTCATGTACTACATTTCCTAGTCTAAAGTATAAATAAGGCATATCGAAGTATTCACTATTCCATCCTACTACTATGGTTGGATCTATTTCTTCCCATTTATCTAAGAATTTTAATATCAATTCTCTTTCTGTTCTACAAGGAATAATATGAGTATCTCCATCATTAATTTCTTCAATTTCTCTTGATTTATCAACAATAAAACATATTTTAGTTTTAGTAGTTGAGTCTATTAAAGCTATAGAGGTAATTGGAGCTTGAGCATCTCTTATATACTGAATAGTAAGCGCTCCTCCCATTTCAATCTCAATATCTAAAAACACAGTATTATGCCATTCAGGAATTTCATCTTCCTTATTATGATATAATTCTCTCAAAGTATATAATTCAGGATTTATATCCTTTTCTAATAAATCAGGATCACTCCAATCCGCCTTTCCATTAACTGGAACACAATATCCTCCAGTTAGTACAGGTAAAGCACCGTCTTGTTGGTGCTTTACTCGTTTATAGAAAATAGGGTTATGTTTGAATTGATGCCATCCTGACTTACAGTCTCTTAAAAAGATATTATATGTCGATCTGTCAAAAAATATTGATTGATACAATTTATTCTGCTGGGGTTTCTTTCTTTTTAAAATGGTAGTTTCTTTTCTTAGGGGCTTCTTCAGTAATTACTGGTTCTTCAGTTGCCGTTATTATTTCGTCGACTACTGGTTCTTGAGGCACTTCTACTATTTCTTCCTTAGGTTCTGCTACTTGTAAAGTATTTACTTCTTCTTCTAACTCATTAATAAGAGCCATGGTTTCAACAAATTTCATATTAGGCTGAGACCATTCAGTAACTTGTCGTAAATAATGTATAATTTCTAGTAATTTTTTCATTTTGTTTTATTTTAATTTTTAATTTTTACCTGAACTTCCAAATCCTTTGTCTCCTCTAGATTGTGTGTTTTTTAATTCGTTAAATTCTTCATCATTTAATTCAACGATTTCATATTCTGGGATAGGAATTACTGCTATTTGAGCATATCTTTCTCCTTCCTCAATAATAACATCAACATTTCCAACATTATATATTTTTACTCCTAAATCTCCAGTATATCCTGGATCTACAGTTCCATAATGTGGGATTAATTCATGTTTAAATCCTTTAGAACTACGTAATTGAATCTGCATCCAAAACTTTTGATTTTGAGGTAGTGTTAAATTCAATCCATTAGGTACTACTGCGGATTTACCTGCTGGTATTCTTGTTGTTTCAGTGCAAGTTATATCAAAACATGCACTTGTCGAATTATATGCTATCGTTGGAATAACGGCATTTTCTGTGTTTTTATGAGCGTATATTGTTGTTATCATACTATAAGATTTAATTATTAAAATTTAGCACCATTTACTTCAATGGCGTGAAGGAATTCATCACGAACCATATTGTTAGGTTCTATAAACACACCTGAGAATTTATTTGTAGTCATTACAGAGCCATGTTTAATACCTCTATGTGAACAACAAGTATGTTTACAAGCAATACTAACTGCTACTGATTGGCATTGCATTTTATCAGCAACATAATTATGGATTTGGGTGGTTAATGATTCCTGCATTTGTGGACGACGAGAAAACCATTCTACAATACGATTTAATTTACTTAGTCCAATTACATTTTCAGCAGGAATATATGCTACAGTAGCAAATCCAGTGAATGCTAAATTGTGATGTGCACACATACTAACAATTGGGATACCTGATTGGATTACTAATCCATCATAATTTTCGTCATTAGGAAATACTGTGATGTTAGGTTCATCAGTAATTGAACCTATAATTAGGTCTTTTATCCAGGATTTTGCGACCCTTTTTGGAGTATCGACTGTTTGTCTATCTGCTTTATAATCAAACCCAACTGCTGTAAGGAATTCACCATATGCCTTGGATGCATTGTCTATCATCTGCTCTACCTCTTCTTGAGTACGGGGATGATTACCGTTTGATTTTTTTAATAATTCCATTAATATAACTTTTATTTTTAAATATACAACTTTTATTTTGGGTTACCAAGTACACTTAAATACCTATGTATTCTATGTTCTTGATGCCAGTAGCTCGTCTTACTTCTTTACCATCTTTTAAGACAATAACTGTTGGAATAAACTCTACTTTAAACTGTTCTCCTAATAATTCATGTTTATTAACATCTACACTATACCAGTTGTCATATCCTTTATTTTCAACTAAACGAGATAATTTAGGGGTAAGCATATTACATGCACTACACCCTTCAGATGTAAAATATAATATTTGAGTTCCGTTTTGTGGGAGTTGTTTTTTGTTGGTAATTGATATCATTTTATAATAAATATTTAAACTCCACGCTTTTCATCGAAAGCAATAATGTGTTCACGACCTGTAAAATTATATCCATTATCAGTACAAAAATCAAATACCATAGGATATACTCTAATAAGTTCGCTTCTTGTGCTTCCTGGAGGCATTAGCCATGTTTTTGATTTAGGGATTCCCATCTCTATCCTAAATTCTTCTATTTCATCCCAAGTATCCATCATCTCTACAGGATTACAAACTGGTTTAAAATGGTAATCTGTATGGTATGATAGTGTTTGTCTAATAGCTTCTTTGTTTATTCTTAAACTATTATGCTTAATTATTAGCTTTTCATCTGCTAATTCTCCGTTTGGCATTGGGATTCCAATTTTAGGTACAGAATTTGAAAATTTAGGAGATAATGAAATTAAACCAATAGGATAGTCGGTTTCAATAAAATGTGATCCTTCGGTTTCTATAGTTATTACAATGCCTCTTTCATTAGCAAAATGGGTTAATTCATTTACTAAATCTGGGTGCATTGTTGGACTTCCACCTGTAAGCATCATTTCTGTAATATCTGGTCTATTGTCATACATTTTAATGATATCATTAAATGTAAATGTGCCTTTTTCAGGGTGAATTGAGGTGTACCATGAGTCACACCATCCTCCTTCACCAAACCAACACCTATGAGTACAACCGGTTGTTCTAATTGCAACAGTAGGTTTGCCTGCTCTTGAACCTTCGGATTGAATGCAGTAGTATAATTCTACTATTTGTAATGGTTTGTCAAAATATTTTAATCTACCTGGTTTCATATTATTTGCTGTTAAAGTATTCTTTTAAAAATGAGATTGGATATCTTAAAATACGACCTTCATATTTAGGATTACTAACTTGATGTGAAGTTACTTTAACGTGTTGTTGAATAGCCTTTTGTATTACTTGCTTGCCTAATTCTGATCCTGCTGCTCTACCTAGATATTCGTATAAAGAAAACATTGTTTCTTCGGGTTGTTTTTTTTCTTGAATGTTCATGTTGTCTGTGTATGTTAAATGTGTGTTAATTCCGTTACTGTCTTTGAAACTTGTCATTCTACCTTTTTGATCGTAGGTTCTATGTGTTTCATATCCATGATTATTTTTAAAGTATGTAGGTTTACCTTGATCATTATATTCTTGGATAATCCAGTCTCCAACTCCACTTTCCCAGTATATTACTCGACCTTCTTGTAGGATTTTAAATGGGAATTTTTTAATCCCTAATTGTTTTGCTATTGTCATTATTTTAATTTTCTTGATAAATTGAACTATTTTTTCCGTGTTCAAAACACTCTACTTTAATTACTTTACATCTTCCAGCATCCGTTTTTGATAATACATCGTTAAACTTATCAAATACCATTTTAGCTAATGACTCACATCCCATTTTATCCATTATTCTTAAATGACATAAGCCTTCCATTTCTGCTGATTTAAAGAAATCTAAGTATGGATCATCCTTTTCAATTAATAATGTATGATCCCACATATGATCCATCCATGCTTTAAGTCCATTTCCTCTAGGGGCTTCTTTAAAACCACCAAAGTCAACAATCCAATTCATGTCGTCCAATTGGTTATCAATATCAGGTTCATTAGATGCAAACCATACTTTGAAATAAATACCATATCCATGAAGTAATTGACAATGTGAATGTTGTGCTCTCCATTGACGAATAGCTACTGAATAGTTATCAAATGTTTTTGTTGAAATATATCTTGCCATATTTATTGTTTAAACTAATTCTTCTAATATACCTATAATTTCTGATACTACCAACAAGGCAATAGCAAGAGGTGGATTTATCATTAAACCTATATATCCAAGTATTCTTACTCCGGATTTAATAAAGCTTATGGTTTGGTGTTGTTTTGGGTTGGGGTGGTTCATTTTATTACTTCATTATAAGATTTCCAAATTACTTCATTAAGTGATTCGTTTGTTGGAACGCCTAATAAAATATTACCGTCTTTGTCTTTTCCGATTGCTGTAAAACCAAATCCTTCACAAATTAAAGATACATAATGTTCTGGTTTTAATTGTTTTGCTTCTTCTAAGATATCGAAATCATATGATAAATCATCCGGATCATTAATTTCGCACCATTGTTTTGAGTATTCTGCCATTTTTTTAATTGTTATAAAAGTTAATAATTTGTTCTTTTGTTCTAAAAC